AAATTTAACAAAAATTTATTTGAAAAAATAAACGAATATACAATTAAAAATAATTTAGCATATTTCCCTATTTGCTATACATTTGAATTTGATCCGAAAGAAGAAAATGGTGAATGGCTAAATGCTGGATTCGGTAATTGCTCTATAAAAAAAGAACAATGGTTAAATAATGGTAAAATACCAGAGTATAATAAATGGGGTCAAGAAGATTCTAATTTTTTTAATAAATTAAACTATAATAAAATAAGAGAAAATTGCGAAGGATTAATCCATCAATGGCATCCAGCTGAATTAGTTTGGAAAAATAGATATCACTAAAATGATTGAAAAAAATATTCATTTTTTTTGGCTTGGAAATAAAACTTTAAGTGATAAAAATTTAAATAATATCAACATATGTAAAGAAATAAATAAAGATTTTAACATAAAAGTTTGGGGAAACGAAATATTAGAGCAAAAAAATTTTAAAAATTCTTATGTACAAAATTGTTTAAAATATAATAGATTTGTTCATTTGTCTAATTTTGCAAGAATTTATTTAATTAAAAATTATGGAGGAATTTATCTAGATGTAGATGTAAAATGTCTTAAACCATTTTCAAATTTATTAGAAGAATTTAAAGATTCAGAAAATTTTTATGCCTACGAAAGCCCAGATAATATATCTTATATAAATAATGCCGTTTCTATTGGCAAAGCTAATAACCCCTTTATTGTAAAAACTTATGAAATATTTTTATCTAAATTTAATTCAGAAGAAGCGCCTAATGCATCTGGCCCAATTTTTATTACTGATTTACTAAAAGAAAATATTTTTAATGTTACCATTTTAAATAGAGATTATTTTTATCCATATTATTATAATGAAAAATATACAGAAGAATGTATTACAAAAAATACATATTGTGTGCATGAATGGGATAAAAATTGGTAAACATAAAATGAACTTTTTTGAATTAAATAAATTGTCATATCTTCATAATGGATACGATACATTTTTTTGTAAAACAGATTATCTCCTTGAAGATTTTAAAACCATAAGTAAATTAAAAAATGAAGTAATATTAATTACTGGTAATTCAGATTACGCAATAGTAGATCATTTAATTGAAATAGCCCCTAAAAATATTAAAAAATGGTATGCTACAAATTGTTTAGCAAATTCAAACGTACTTACTCCGATTCCATTAGGATTAGAAAATAAAGAAGTTTCACAAAGAAAAACCCATGGGATTGGATACCTAGAAAGGGCTTCACAAAAAGAACAACTTTTGCGAAGAGGATTAATAATTAATCCAAATAAATTTATATACGCAAATTTTAAAATAGAAACAAATCCCTCATACAGAATACCTTGCAAAGAGATTTGCAAAAAAATTAAACATATAGATCTTGAAGAAAACGAATTATCATTAGAAATCTTTTTTAATAGAATTCTAGAATATAAAATGGTATTTTGTCCAATAGGTAACGGAATTGATACTCATAGACTATGGGAAGTTTTATACTCTAATAGAATACCTATTATCATTAAAATTGGGGATTTTAAAATTTATCAACTTTACGAAAAATTACCAATCGTTATTTTAGATAAAATAGAAGATTTGAATAATAAAGATTTAATAGAATATAAAGTTTCAAAATTAAATTTTAATAATTTAAATATGCTTGACACAAATTACTGGATAAATAACATATTGACAGAACAAAAAAATTTGATATACTAATATAGTGAGCAATCATAAATTATGTCAAATGATAGTTAGAAAATATATAAAAGGAACTATTAATTGGCCACGAGAAATTAAAATTGCCCAAAGATTAATTAAAAAATTTAAATCTTTTGATTTTTGGGATAACTTGCAAGACCTTGGATCTCCACCGCCCTCATTAGCTTGGTTTTTAAAATCAGAAGGAAAGGCTTTCTTATTAAAGGAATATGAATCTTTTAATATGAATTTAACTAAACAAGAAGTATCTCTTAATGAAAATAAAATAGGAGAAGATAAAAAAGTTTGCCAAAAACCTAAAACTCTGTTAGAATTTATAAGATATGGGAAGAAAACCTAAAGAAGAAGCTGTTGAATCATCTGGTCCAAGTGCATCAGATAGATTATTATCATTTTTAAAAGATAATAAAGAAGATCATTATAATTTTGAAGATGAAATTTATTATAAAGTATCTACAGGTAGTTTAAATCTGGACATCGCTACAAGCGGTGGTCTATGTCCAGGATTACATAGATTTATTGGGATGAATGAAGGAGGCAAAACATCAGAAGCATTAGAAGTAACAAAAAACTTTCTTAAAACTGTAGAAAGTTCGAGAGCTTTACTTTTCAAAGCAGAAGGAAGATTAAGCAAAGAAATTAAAGAGCGATCTGGAATTAAGTTTGTAACTGATCCAAAAGAATGGGTTGATGGAACTTGCTTCGTATTTGAATGCAATATTTTTGAAACTGTTTCAGAACTAATGAAAGATCTTATTCAATCTAACGATGAGAATAAGAGGTACATTTTTGTTCTTGATTCAGTCGATGGTTTAATGACAAAGGGTGACTCTCAAAAAAACATGACAGAGGCAACCAAAGTCGCTGGTGGAGCAGTTATCTCTTCAATGTTAATGAAGAGAATTTCTCTTGCGCTTTCTAAACGTGGCCATATGGCTATTTTTATTAGTCAAGTACGATCTGATATTAAACTTGATCCTTACGCTGCTAATAAAGATATTCGTCAAACTACGGCCACTGGTGGAAATGCTTTACTGCATTTCGCTAATTGGATTCTTGAGTTTGAACCAAAATTTAATAAAGATCTTATTCTTGAAAAACCAAATGAAAAATATGATCCAGTAAAGAATAAAATTATTGGCCATAATGTTAAGATTGCAATCAAGAAGTCCACCAATGAATCAACAAATTCAAAAGTACAATATCCAATTAAATATGGCCGTAAAGATGGTTCGTCTGTATGGAAAGAATACGAAGTAATCGATCAAATCCTTGCTTGGGAATTTGCAACGGCAAAAGGAGCATGGGTAACATTTTCTGATGACATCATAGAAGAACTTAAAAAAGAAAATCTTGAACTCAAAAAGCAGCATCAAGGAATAGATAATCTTAGATCTTATTTAGAAGAAAATAAACCAATTGTAGATTATTTTTATAATAAATTTATTAATACCCTTACATCATAAATATGATAAATTTAGAAAATATCTCTTGTAGAGATAATTTAATTAAAATTCTTAAACCAACTGGAAATGGCATTGAGATTGGAGTTAAAGAAGGAGTTTTTTCTAAACATATATTAGCGAATTGCAATAATCTTAATCTATATCTATTAGATTGTTGGGATAATCAACCAGATTTAAAATATCAGGACGTATCAAATGTAGATAATAAAATACAAGTCCAATTTATGAAAAACACAATTTCTAATGTTTGTAATTTTTTTCATAATGTTAAAATTATTAAAGGTTATTCTGATGAATTTGTAGACTTTTTTCAAGATAATTTTTTTGATTTTATCTATATTGATGCAAATCATAGTTATGAAGCCGTAAAAAATGATATAAATAAATGGTTTCCAAAAATTAAAAAAGGTGGTTTATTTGCTGGGCATGATTATTTAGATGCCGTAAATGACTATGGAGTTTTTGGAGTAAAATCAGCAGTAGATGAATTTGCCTTAGAAAATAATTTAAAAGTTTATTCAACACAAGAACCGCACGATTATAAAAGTTGGTTTATCATAAAATGAGATTGTTAAATGTTAACGGAACCCTCGTTAACAAAAATGTAAAAAATTATCTAATAGATTGGCAAGGTAAAAGTCGCAGTAAACTTCAATTTAAATTTAAACAATTTTTCCTTCCCTACTGGAAGAATCATATAGTTTATGAAGAGTTTCCAGTTTATGGAAGTATGCTTAAAGTTGATTTATTAAATGCAACTAAAAAGATAGCCGTTGAAATACAAGGTAATCAACATGAATCCTTTAATAAATTCTTTCACGATAATTCACGTTTAAAGTACCTTCAAAGTATAAAAAGGGATGTAAAAAAAGAGAAATGGCTTGAAATGAATGAATTTAAATTCCTTGAATTGTATGAAGATGACCTTAAGAATTTATCACCACAATATATAGAAGAAAAGTGCGGAATATTAATTATTTAAGTGTAAAATCTGGTGGTGACAAATAAGAAAAAATTTAATTTTCCAGAGTCTCTTTTAAAGCAAATTGATGAATGCAGTTTCGGTGGATATATTCTTTTTAATTTCTCAAGCAAAGGCGAACCTCAAGTATACACAAAGTTCGATAATCAAATAAATGCTATGGCACTTTTATATTATGTTAATACTTGGAGCCAAAGCGTAGATCAATTAAATTTAGAAGCAACAACAGATCAAATAGCAAGAAAAAACCAAGAAGACGATGATTTTGATGATTCAGAAGAAGAAAAAGATTAAAACACTTGACTTTTAATTTTTACTTTGGTATCATATAAAACTGGATGATTTATTCTTTACAAGTAGAAAGACATGTATTAAGTGGCTTATTAAGGCATCAAGACCTTTTTGCGGATATTGATGTTTTCTTAAACGAAAATGATTTTTTTAATGACGTACATTCGACAATATATACTGTATTTAAAAATATAAAACACAAAGCCGAAAACGTAGATAAAGTACTACTTGCAGAAAAGATAAAAAATCTAGGTATATCTTTTAAAGATGAGATTAATATATTTGATTATATTGATAATTTAAGTTTCTCCCAAATAACAGAACAAGCTACAATGGAAGCTTGTAGGGAATTAATTAAACTTAGAGTCAGAAGAGAGATCGCTCAAACAGCAGATAAATTAAAAGAATATGTAGTTAAAAATTCAGATGATAATTTAGATCAAATTATTGGAAACATAGATCAAATTTATAATAAAAAGATTTCATCTTATGACGAGAACGATGTGCCAATTAATATTTTTGCTGAAGTTGAAGATCTTGTAGAAGAAATTGGTAATTCACCAAGAGAAGATAGCGGATTAATTACTCCTTATTCTGAATTTAATAGAATGTATGGTGGTTTAAAAAATGGAAATATTTACGCAATAGCTAGTAGACCTGGACAAGGTAAATCGACTTGGCTAAATGATATTTGTTTTAAAACAGCAATTAACCCTAAAAATAAAACTAAAACTCTTATTTTAGATACCGAAATGCAAACAGTAGACATTCAATTGAGAATGGTTGCGTCTTTAACTGATGTTCCAGTATGGTATCTTGAAACTGGTAATTGGCGCAAGAACGAAGATATGACCAAAAAAGTAAGAGCAGCTTGGGCAAAAGTAAAAACTTATGAATACTTTCATTATCATGTTGGCAATAAAAATATAGATCAAATCTGTTCTATTATTCGTAGATGGTATCTGTCTAAAGTTGGGCGAGGAAATCAAGCGATGATTGCTTATGATTATATTAAATTGACTGGAGAAAAAGTTGGTCAAAATTGGGCGGAGCATCAAGCAATTGGAGATAAGATCGACAAACTTAAAAGGATCTCAGAAGAAATTCATTGCCCAATTATCACTGCCATGCAGTTAAATAGAACTGGAGAAAGTTTTAATAGAAAAGGTTCAGAAGTAGTAGATGATAGCTCAGTTATCTCGCTTTCAGATAGATTACAATGGTTCGCTTCTTTTGTAGCCATTTTTAGAAGAAAGACATTGGACGAACTTACTTTAGATGGTCAACAATTTGGCACTCATAAATTAATTCCAACTAAAACAAGATTCCAAGGAAGAGATGCTGCGGGTCACCAAGATTTAGTTAGAAGATTAGATAGTTGTGGTAAAGAAACTTGGGCGCAAAACTATCTCAATTATCAAGTCAATAATTTTAATATTGAAGAAAGAGGATCATTAAGAGATGTTGCCGATAGACAAAGAGAGCAATATCAATTAAATGATGAAAACCAAACAGACGGAGAACTATTATGAATGTAGAATTAGTATCAATTACAAAACCAGAAATTAAAGGCATAAAAAATGCAGAAGACTTGGTTGCGTTTTGCGCCAGAGTTAGCAATCCTTCTAATCAAATGAATGTAGAAACAGCACCAAAACTTTTAAAATTTTTAATTAATCACAAACATTGGAGTCCATTCGAATTAGTTGATATGTGTGTTGAAATTAAAACTAGCCGAGGAATTGCAGCTCAAATTCTTAGGCATAGATCATTTAGCTTTCAAGAGTTTAGCCAACGATACAGCATCGCAAATGAATTTGAGGATATCGAACTCCGTTTACAAGGAGATAAGAATAGACAAGTAGGAGAGAATTTAATGCCAACTAATACAGATGCATATGATAAAGTCAGCGAACTTCTCGTAGAATCTTTATCGCTTTCTCAACATTGTTATGATACAATGATAGAAAATGGAGTGGCTAAAGAAGTGGCTAGAATGATATTACCTTTAACAACTCAAACAACCATGTATATGAAAGGTTCATTAAGAAGTTGGATTCATTACATTGAGTTAAGAACAGAACAAAATACTCAAAAAGAACATAGAGTTATAGCTGAAAAATGCAAAAAGATTTTTGTCAAAGAATTTCCAACAATAAGTGAGGCTTTAGAATGGAAGAAATAAGCGTATATCAAATCCTTACTGATCTTGGTTATCAATTAAAAGATTGTGGAAAAGAATTTAGAACTAAACCTCTTTATAGAGATAGCGATAATGACACAGTGTTAAGAATCTATAAGGATACTGGCAATTGGGTAGATTTTAAAGAAAACATAAGTGGAGATATTAACTCATTAGTTAATTTAACATTAAAACTAGAAAGTCCAATCAAAGCCCAAGAATGGTTAAAGAATAAGAACTTTGTAATTGCTCCTTCAATTCAAAATCAAAAGCCTGTAATAAAATCTACTAAAAAATTTGATTTATCGTTATTACTTAAACTAGAAGATGATCAATCGTATTGGGTTAAAAGAAAAGTAAATAAAGACGCTTTATCTGAATTTAAAGGTGGAGTAGCTAAAGCTGGAAAGATGAAAAATAGATATGTTTTCCCAATATTTGATATCAATAATAATATTATAGGATTTTCTGGTAGAGATATTACTAATAAATCCAAAATCAAATGGAAACATTTGGGCGAAAAAAACGATTTCCTTTATCCATTATTTCTTAATTCAAAATTTATCCAAGATCAAAAAGAAGTTATTTTAGTAGAAAGCATTGGAGATATGTTAAGCTTATGGCAAACGGGAATTAAAAATGTTTTAGTAACTTTCGGAACAAACCTAAGTTTAGGTATTTTAAATTATTGTTTGAAAACAGATATGAAAAAAATATTTATAAGTTTAAATAATGATTCAGCAAAAAATATGGCTGGAAATATAGGAGCAGAAAAAGCTCAAGCTAGACTATCAAGATATTTTGATAAGAATCAACTTATTATCGCTTTGCCTAATAAAAAAGATTTTGGCGAGATGTCTACAGAAGAAATTTTACAATGGAAACAAAACCTTTAAAAACATTATCAGCTTCTAGAATTAAAACTCTTGAGACTTGTTCTTGGGTTTATTGGAATAACTATCATACTAAAGTTCCTCAAAGTCAAAATGATGGAGCTTTAAGAGGAACAATATGTCATACGGTTTTTGAATTATTATTAAATAAAAGACATGTTAAAAATTACAAAAGAATAATAAAAAAGAACGCTATTAATGGAGACGAAGGAGTAGATAGACTAGTCAAAAAACTATCAGCAAAAGTTAAACTTGATGAAAGTAACTATAAACTATTAAATGATATGATTCTAGTTGGTCTTAAAAACGATTTCTTTGGCGAAGGTGGAGAAATAGTTAAACCAGAATACGACTTTGATATTATAAATGAAGAGCCTAAATATCATATTAAGGGCTTTATAGATAAGCCTATTAAAATCAAAAAAGAAATGCATATAATCGACTATAAAAGCTCTAAATATAAGTTTAGGGGCGATGACCTTGAAGCCAATATTCAAGCTATGATGTATAGTCTAGCTAGTAAAAAATTATGGCCCAAGCTAAAGCCTATTGTTAAATTTTTATTTTTAAGATTTCCTAAGCAACCAATCCAAGAGCTGTCTTTCGATGATAATGAAATTAAAGGGTTTGAGCATTATTTAGAGCATATTAATCAATACGTTGATAATTTTGATGAAAATTCAGCTCAAGCAAATTTCGCTATTGATAATGTAAAAAATAAATGGATGTGTCAAGTCGGTGGCTGGAAATGCCCTTATAAAGATCCTTATGAATATTATGTTAAGTTAAATGATAAAAATGAAATAGTAGAATCAAGCTTAGATGGTAAATTTAAAAATATTGAAGGATTTAAAATAGAAAAAAGAACTTATGAAGGATGCCCAAAATTTAATAATAAAAAGAAAGACGATTTCCTAGAAGATAATACTATTAAAGGAAAGGATGATTTTTTAGGTTGATTTTAAATTAAAAGTTTGTTATATTACTGATAATGATTCCGTTATTTAAATCGCATTATTCTTTAGGAAGATCTATTTTGACTCTAGAAGATAAATCAGAAGTAGATGATTATCCAGATTCAATAATTCAGATCGCAAAAGAAAATAAGCTTAAAGAAGTGTTTTTAGTAGAAGATAATATGTCTTCTTTTTTAGAAGCCTATACAAATACAAGAAATAATAATATTAAACTTAATTATGGCCTAAGAATTACTATAACAGAATCAATAGAAGACAAAAGCGAAGAATCTAGATCTAAAAATTCCAAAGTTATTATCTTTTTTAAAAATAATCAAGGATATAGCCTGTTAACTAGACTTTACAGTAAAGCTTCAAAAGAAGGGTTCTATTATGAACCTAGACTTGACTACAAGACATTATCTGAAAATTGGACTAATGATCTTTTGTTGTGCGTACCATTTTATGATTCTTTTATTTACAATAACACATTAAGAAATTTTATATGTGTTCCTAATTTTTCATTTACAAAACCAATAGTCTTCATAGAAGATAATGACCTACCATTTGATATTATAGTAAAAAATAAAATGTTAAACTTTATTAAAGAAAATAATCTAGAAGTTTTTGCTGTCAAGAGTATTTATTATAAAACTAAAAAAGACTTTAAATCTTATCTCACTTTTAGATGTATTAATAATAGAACAACGTTAAATAAACCAGAAATAGAACATATGTCTAGCGACTCATTTTCTTTTGAAGAATGGAAAAATTATGCAAACACAAATAAATAAAATTGTCTTATCCAAAGAAGAAGCCACAGAAGCTGCGATTATGGGAGTCAAAAGAAGAATGACTAACGTATTTAGAGAACTAAACGATTTGTCTCATCATGGTCCACCAATAGGTGGAAATTGGTGGTCAAATGATATTGAAGCCGCTGGAGCGGAATTGGCTTTTGCTAAATTTATTGGTGAAGATTGGGTAGGAGCAGTAAATACTTTTAATGCTCCAGATGTCGGAGAAGATTGGCAAGTTAGATATACAAATATAGATTACGGATGCTTAATCTTAAGAAAGAAAGATAAAGTTAAATTAAAACAAAAATTTGTATTAGTAACTGGATCTATGCCAATTTATAATATAAAAGGATATATCATAGGAACAGATGGAATCCAAGAAAGATTTTTAAAAAATCCTAACAATGGAGAACCAGCTTGGTTTATACCTCAAAGAGAATTATTAAAATTTAATTAATATGGACGAACATTTACTTAGATATAATAAAGATAAAACTTTAGTTTTTATTGATTGTGAGACTTTGAATCTCTGTCTTAATTTTTGTCATAATTTACCTTGGCAGATTGCTATGCTTAAGGTTAAAGGTGATCAAAAAATTGATCAAAAAAATTTTTACATAAAATGGGATACAAACTTAAAAATAAGTGACGCAGCTGCCTATATAACTAGATACGACCACAAGAAAATTTTAAGAGACGGTTTAGATCCAAAAGAAATTTTCCCAACAATTAAAGATTGGCTTGATAACGCAGACTATATTATAGGCCATAATATTTTAGGGTTTGATATTTATCTTATTAAAGAGTATTATAAATATATGGGATGTAGCTGGCAACATCTTGTACCAAAGTTTATAGATACAAATACTTTAGCTAGAGGTATAAAATATAATATGCCTTATTCAAATAAAGATAATTTAACTGAATATCAATATAAAATTTTTCATACAAGAAAAAAGAATGTCAAAAGCTCTTTGACTTTTTTAGGTAAAGAAAATGGCGTAGATCATGATTATGATCAATTGCATGATGCTATAAATGATCTTGACTTAAATTTAAAAGTATGGAATAAATTGAAATGGCAAGTAGAGGTATAATATATGGCTTCAATGGATAATATTTATGATATGCTACAAAAACTAGATGATTCTGATACGGAATATCTTTTAATTACGATTCAAAAAGGCAAAAAGAATGGTAAAGCTGATGTTTTTTATTCTTTAAAAGATAGAAAATCAATGAAAATACTTGCTAGTGGATTAAATGTTTTTAATCAAGAGATTGATAAAATAAACGATGAAATGGACGAAAATGATTAATTTATTAGAAGATAAAAAATTCTCCTCAAAGTTTGACAATGTAGACTTAGGCTTACATGGAGTAAGATTACCAGAATTTTTAATTGATTCAGCCTCAAAAAGACATTTAAATATTAGTGAAGATTCTTCAAATTATGATTTTTTAAGAGCTTTATCTTTAGATGGTTTCAAAAATCTAAAAATAGATAAAAATTCTCCAGAATATAAAAAATATATAGACCGAGCTAAATATGAATTAGATACATTAAAAGATCTTGGATTTATTGATTATATTTTATTAGTTTGGGATGTTATTAATTTTTGTAAAACAAATAATATTCCAGTTGGTTTAGGTAGAGGTTCTGCAGCTGGATCACTTATTCTTTATTTAGTTGGCGTTACAAGAATAGATCCAGTTAAATATGACCTTTATTTTGAAAGATTTATATCTAAGATACGTGCTAAAAAGCAAGTTATTGATGGGGTAACCTATTTGGATGGTAGTTTAATGTGTGACGTTGATTTAGATATTTGTTACTATAATCGTCATAAAGTTTTGGAATATCTTGAAACTAAGTTTAAAGGTAAAACAAGCAAAATTTTAACACTTAATACTCTAAGTGGAAAACTGCTTATTAAAGAATGCGGTAAAATTGTAAGTGAAAAATCAGAAGAAGAAATGACCAATACTTCATCTCTAATACCAAAACTATATGGACAAGTAAAAGACATTACTAGTGCATATGAAGAGGTTCCTAAATTTAAAGAGTGGTGCGATGAAAATAAAGAAGTCTACGAAATAGCTTTAAAATTGAGAGATCTTATCAAAAACAAAGGCGTTCATCCATCTGGAGTTTTATTATCATATCATAATTTAGATAAAGTTTGTCCTACTGAATTTTCAAGTGACAAGGAGGCAGTTTCAAGCTTTGATATGAATTGGGTCAGTTTATTTAATATTAAACTTGATATTTTAGGTTTAAGAAGCGTATCGGTGGTGCATGACGTATGTAAAAGCATTGGAATAAATATTGAAGATATTGACTTGAATCATGAATCTATTTATAGAACCCTGCAAGATTTGAAATCTCCACACGGATTATTCCAAATTGAAGCGGATACTAATTTTAGAGTATGTCAAAAAGTCAAGCCAAAGAATTTAGAAGAATTGAGCGGAGTTTTGGCATTAGCTCGACCTGGAGCTTTGCAATTCGTTGATAAATACGCTGCTCATACTAACTTCCAACAATCTGAAAGTATCCATCCATTATTTGATGATATTCTTAAAGAAACTGGTGGAGTAGCATTATACCAAGAGCAATTAATGAAAATGGCTAACAAAATCGGTTTCACTCTAGACGAAGCAGAAATCTTAAGAAGAATCGTAGGTAAAAAGAAGACCGAAGAAATTAAAACTTGGAAAAAGAAAATTGAATCTAAAATAAAAGAAAATAAACTTCCAAAAGAAGTAGGAGAAATATTGTGGAAGATTTTAGAAGACTCAGCAAACTATTCATTCAATAAATCACATTCAATTGCTTATGCTGCTTTGGCTGCAATTACTGTTTATTTAAAATTTAATCATCCTCAACAATTCTTTTTATCGTTGTTAAAGATGACAAGAAACGAGCCAGATCCAATTGGAGAAATATCTAAGATTCAAAAGGAAATGGGGCATTTCAATATTAAATTATTAAAACCTCATATCATTAAATCTGAAATGGATTTCTCATTAGAAGGCGAGGATATTAGATTTGGATTACTTTCTGTAAAAGGCATCTCAGATAAATCCATTGAAAAACTAAATAGTTTTAGAAATAAGTATTCTAATAAATTTGAAATATTTCAAGCAGCAGAAGAAGCAGATTTAAATATCGGAGTATTATGTTCATTAATTCAAGCTGGTGCATTAACTGGCTTCAAACAAAGCAGAAGTAAAATAGTGTTAGAAGCGCAATTATGGAACATTTTAACCGCTAAAGAAAAAAAGTATGTAATATCTTTTGCTGAAAAATTTGATTTCGATTTAATACGAATCATTAAACATCTTAATAAATTTACAGACGAAAAGAATAAAATTATCATAAAATCTACAAGATTAGAAACAATTAAAAAGAAATATGAGCCATATTTAAAAATATATAATCAAAATAATAAAAGCGAAAGTTTCGCTAACTGGTATTATGAGAAAAAGCTTTTGGGATATAGCTACGAAAGAACATTAAAAGACATCTTTTCAGAAAAAAGAGAGGATCTAGAATATATTAATACTATTCAAGATTTGCCACTTAATCAAAAAGCCGTATTGATTGGACAAGTAGAGGAAACCTACTCTGGAACATCTAAAAACGAAAAGAAAACAAAATACTTCAGATTAAAGGTCGCAGATGAAACTGGACTAGCTACAGTGCTTTTATTTAATGATAAAATTGAAAATTGTAAAAATCTCAATGGTGGTAAAAATCCAGAAGAAGGAAATATTGTAATTGTTAAAGGCATTAAAAAAGAAGATTGTATATTTGCTGATTTAATAGCTATTCAAGACCATGAAATATATATGAAATTAAGCGAAATAAAAAAGGTTGACATTTAATTAAATATAATATATCATTCATAATATGATTACATACTATAAACCAAATAGCAAAAATACAGGCACAGCTTGTAGTTTTTCAGTAAATGCAAAAGATAGCTCAATTTGGAGCTCATTAATTAAACAAAGCTCTTGGAATGAAGCTAAGAAGATCGGATCATTTTCAGACAATCAAAATAATCCTAATAAAAGCGTAAAAATTAAGTTTTCATTAACAGAGGCAGCTGGAATTCTAGATGCAATTGAAAGAAATGCAGAGTTTTCAGCTTATCATACTTCTGAAAAGCAAACTACACAAATTAAATTTGCTCCATATATTAGAGATGAAAAGCAAGTAGGTTTTTCTTATATGGTATCTAAATCAGATAAACAAAACAGCGAAAATAAGCAATCTTATTTAATTGGATTATATTTTAGTGAAGCAAGACTATTAAGACAATTTTTAGCTTATGCCTTGGATTCAGTTTTTGAATCTCAAAGAATTGAAATGATTAAAAAACTAAAAAATAACCCTAAAGAAACCAAAGAAAAAGAAACAACTACAGAAGAAGACAGCGAGCTTTGGTAGTTGAATGAAGAAAAAAAAAATATTATATCAATCTGATTTTGCTTTAGCGAAAACTGGTTTCGCTAAAATTGCTAAAAATTTATTAACATATTTATATAATACTGGAAAATATGAAGTCGTAGAGTATTGCTGTGGATTACAATATTCTAATCCAGAACTTAAGAAAACTCCTTGGAAATCCGTGGGAACTCTTCCAGATAGTCCACAAGAAATACAAGAATTAAATAAAGACCCTAATAATGCTAGATTAGCAAGTTATGGGGCTTATCTTTTGGATAGAGTTATTAGCGAAGAAAAGCCAGATATATATATTGCCGCACAAGATATTTGGGGAATAGATTTTGCAATAGAAAAAAAATGGTTTAATAAAATTGGCTCCGTTCTATGGACAACGCTTGACTCTTTACCTATATTACCTACAGCACTTCAAAAAGCTCCAAACATTAAAAATTATTGGATATGGAGCGATTTTGCAACAAAAGAATTGCATAGATTAGGTCATCCTCATGTAAAAACTGTACACGGCCCACTTGATACAACTAATTTCTTTAAATTAGATGACTCCAAAAGAAAAGAGCTTAGAAAAAGGTTTAATATAGAAGAGGATGCATTTATCATTGGATTCGTATTTAGAAATCAATTAAGAAAAAGCGTTCCAAATTTACTAGAAGGTTACTCGTTATGGAAAAAACAAAACCCACAAGTTAAAAGCTATTTACTTTTGCACACGCATTGGGGCGAAGGATGGAATATACATAAATTAGCAGATGAATACGGAATAGATAAAAAAGAAATTTTAACAACTTATATTTGTAAAAACTGTTTTCAATATGAAATAAAACCTTTCTATGGTCATGATTTAAATTGTAGATTTTGTGGTTCTGAAAAATCTCAGACGACTTCAAATGTATCAATTGGAGTTGATGAAGATCAACTTAATGAAATATATAATTTAATGGATGTATATTGTCATCCTTTTACTAGCGGTGGCCAAGAGATTCCTATTCAAGAAGCTAAACTTGCAGAATTAATTACATTAGTAACAAATTATAGTTGCGGAGAAGATATGTGTGTGGATGGCGCTGCAACCCTTCCCTTGGAATGGTTTGAATACAGAGAGCATGGTACAGAATTTAAAAAAGCTTCAACTGACCCTAAATCAATCGCAGAAAATTTAAACAAAGTTTTTAAAATGACCTCACAACAAAGACTTGAGCTTGGCGAACAAGCAAGAGAATGGACAATTAAAAACTATTCTATACAAAATATAGGTAAAATTTTTGAATCGTTCATAGATAATTCTCCAGAAGCTAATTTTGATTCAATAGAAAACGAAGAGCTTAGAGATCCATTTTGTCAAATACCAGTTATAGAAGACAATTCTCAATGGTTGATTTTCATGTATCACAATATTCTAAAAATGAAAAATGTTGATCAAAATGATAGTGGGCATCAATATTGGATGCACGAAATAGAAAAAGGAATGAAAAGGCAAGATATAGAAAATTACTTCAGACAAGTCGCTACGAAAGAAAATCAACAAATGAAAAAAGTAGATTTTCAAGATATCCTAGATAAAGATGATGATGGAAAAAGAATGATTTATGTAATTCCAGAATCAGCAGAAGATGTATTTTTATCTACAAGCCTTTTTAAGAATATTAAAAAACAATATCCAGATTATAAATTATATGTAGCTACAAAAGGGGAATATTTCTCTATATTAAAAGGAAATAAATATATAGACAAAATTATTCAATACTTCCCTCAAATGGATCAATTGTTTTGGCTAGAAGGAATTGGCGATCATAAAGGATTTTTTGAAATAGCATTCCTACCTTATTTAGGAACTCAAAGATTAATTGATTATACTCATAATGGCAAAACAAAAATAGAATTTAATTTAAATAACTAATAAAATTAATTATGCACCTAGTAGAAAAATATGCGACGTCTTGTGGAATTAGAATAAATAAACCAGAGATTTATGAAAAATTTTTTCCAGTACCATTTAATAAATATATAATATTTTGTCCTAAAAATACTAAAAATGGATCAGAATATGATCATTGGCAAATAGTTATTGATACGCTTGTTCAATTCATGAAAACGCAAGAAATTCATATAATACAAATTGGTGACAAAAATTCTAAAAAATACACTAATTGCGCTTTTATTGATGAGTCAATAATTGATTTTCAAAATTTAACTTATCTTATTAAAAATTCAGAACTTGTTTTAGGTGTTGATACTGTAGCTAATCATATAGCTTCTTCTTTTAGCAAAAAAATAGTTGGGCTTTATTATAATATAAATATAGAAAATGTTAAACCATATTGGGGAGAAAAATCTAGACAGAAATTATTATATCCAAAAATTTTTACAAAACCATTTTATGGCTCAAATCTAAATCATAAATCAATTAATTCTATCAATCCAGAGGAAGTAACCACAAGCGTTTTAAATTTATTAAATATTAAATATGAAAGCATGATTAATACAATTTTTATTGGAAATAATTTCCATAATAGAACATTAGATGTTATTCCAGACGGGCCACTTAATTTAGAAATTTTGAATAATGTTCAAAATCTAATAGTTAGAATGGATTTATGTTTTGATGAAGCTATATTAAATAATCTTTTATCTTATAAAAAATGCATAATAATAACAAAAAAACCTATTAATACAGATCTAATAAAAAATAGAAGAGCAAATATATTACAAATAGTTTATATTCTAGATAAAGATAATGATCCTAATTTTATCAAATTAATTAAAAATAATAATATTCAGTATACTTTGATATCAGAAGAAACAGACGAAACTATTAATACCTTTAAATTAAAATATATGGATTATGGTTTAATATTTAAAAAGAATAAAAATGAAAAGACTTTTGAACTGCCCAAGGATAAAGAAATCTTTTTTAGATGTTCTAAAAGTTATTTCTCATCTAAAGGTGTTTTTAATGGTAAATATGCATGGTTAAATAATTTGCAAAATTCTCAAAATGTAACTGATAATGAAGCCTTTTGGGAAGATTTACAAGATTTGCATATTTTTACTATTGACAATTCATAGTATATACTATATACTCGTAAGATGAGTCCAAAAATTAAAGATAATCAAGAAACAATTTCTATTGGTAGTCAAGAGCTTGAGAACATTAACATTGCATCAGATCTAACTATTCCAAAAGTAATACCTCCTAATATTATTACAAGAAATAAATATGGTCTTATTGACGATACAAATTTAAACTATATCTTTAATGATGATGGTACGATTAATTGGCGTAAAATGGTTAAAACCGAACATCTTGTACCAAATAGACAAAAAACCCAAGAAACAGACGTTTCAAAACTTCAAGATAAAGATCTTCTTATTCTTTTAGGTGGCATCAAAGAACTAGCTCAAATACGTGGTTATACAAGAGTAGAATACAATGTAGTTTCTGCAACAGAAAGCTATTTTGCAACAAGTTGTCGTATAACTTGGATTCCAAATTATGAAACAGATAATAAAGAAATAGTATTTGAAGCTCTTGCTGATGCTACATGTAATAATACAAAATCTTTTGCTAGATTTTTCTTAGCTGCAATTGCTGAGAATAGAGCTTTTGTTCGTTGTGTGCGTAATTTTCTTAAAATTAATATCGTATCTCAAGAAGAGCTTGGAGACGCTAAACTTCTTGATGAAGCTGTATCCATTCAAGAAAACCCAACTTCTCCACATGTTCTTTTAGAAAAAGTTATGAAAGATAGAAGCGTAACTTTTGAAGTTTTAAAAAATAAATTAATAAAAGAAAAATTTGATAATGCTGAAAATTTAAACGTTATCAATGACATTCCAAAAGTAAAAATATTCGAACTTATAGACAGAATCAAAAAATCAAAGTAAGACTACTGAATTACATTATTAATTGTGCCTTGCACTGGGTTATTTGTCGTGTCATTTTTATTAAAAGGATTTAAAAATCCAGTTATTCCATAAATAACTAATCTCTGTTGTAGATTTCCATTATTAATATAACCATCACGCACATGTGTAGAAATAGGTTCTATTGGTCCAACTGTACCAATTACTCCTCGTGTTCCATCTTGTGTAAAAGCTTGTCCTCTTACGCCTTGAGATCCGTTTACTTTTAGTAAAGACTGAACTCCATTTTGACCATTTAGCCCTTTATTTCCTGGAGAATTTTGAGGAAAAAATGGTCCTTGACTTTGAATACCAGCATTTCCTTGCCTACCTATTGATGCTCCAATTCCATTCTCTCCATTATCCCCTTGAAGAATAGCTGGATTTGGTACAGCTGGGGGGCCTTGAATACCTATAGTTCCATTTATAGTATTGCCTACGTCTCCATCTTGACCTTTTGATCCTTGTATACCTTCATTATTTGTTCCTGCAGTTCCGTTATCCCCCCTAATGACTTGTCCATCTAAACCTTGTGGACCAGCTCCAACGTATGCTATTCCATCTAGACCAGCAACTCCATCTGATCCAACTGCACTATTAGAGTCTCCGTTTTGTCCTTGCGATCCTTGCACGGCTGGCCCATCTAATCCAGCGTTTCCGTTATCTCCTCTAACAGTTTGTCCATCTAAACCACCAACCCCAATAAATGCTATTCCATCTAAACCAGCGATTCCATTTGATCCAAACGCTGTAGGTCCGCCTATTCCAATTAAACCTCCACCACCTACGCCACCTCCACCTCCAGCACCTCCTGCTGCTCCGCCACCGCCTCCAATTCCCTGCTCTCCACTACCACAGCATTTTAATAAAATTTCTTTTGTTGATAATATTTTAATGCAAGTTCGTTCTGTTTCATTTGGATCGAATTTTATGCATCTAAATTTAGCTGTTGAATTATTTGGTATATCTGATGTATCTATAAATATATTTTTTGTACTAGAATTTAAAAAGTTTATATTGCTTTCATCTATATCTGTATGTAAATTAATTTCATTAAATATATTATTATTAGTATTTAATAAATCTCCTATTTTAAAATCTCCAGATCTGCTAGAAGTATTAAAATTAATTGAAAATTGATTTTCGGCAGTTGTTGTTTTTTGAGCAAAATAATTATTTTTATAATCTGTAAATATTTTTGTATTATTAAAATATCCGTCTATACCAGTCTCTATTGGAAAATTAGAGTTAAAATTTATTTGTTTTACAGCGCATTCATCTAATTTACTGTTAATATATAGAGCATTAAGATCAGATCCGCTAATATATTTATCCCAACATATTCCACCTAGATCTTGTACTTGTTTTAATACATTTGGCACTATTGTATTCCTCCAAATATGTATACATATCTCATTTGACCTCCTATACAAACATACATTCTTCTGGGCGAAAATGTTACTCCGTTATAGGTGAAAGTACTTTGCATTAAAATGCCAGTCGAACCAGTCGAGCCAGTCGCGCCAGTCGCGCCAGCTGGACCTGTTGCACCAGTCGCACCAGTTGCTCCAGTAGCTCCAGTCGCACCAGTAGATCCAGTAGCTCCAGTAGCCCCAGTCGTTCCAATAACATTTATAGGTACTCCAGTAGCTCCTTGTGGACCAGTCGCACCAGTAGCACCCGTAGCTCCAGTAGCACCAGTAGCACCTTTTGAAAATGTAGGTACTCCTTGTTGTCCAGTTGCCCCAGTAGCACCAGTTGGACCAGTTGCTCCTGTTGATCCTTTTTGTCCAGTTGCACCAGTCGCACCAGTCGCGCCAGTAGCTCCAGTGGAACCAGTTGCTCCTTTTTGTCCAGTCGCACCAGTAGCTCCAGTAGAACCTCTTGCACCAGTTGAACCAGTCGCACCAGTCGCACCAGTAGAACCTCTTGCACCAGTCGCACCAGTAGCTCCAGTGGCACCAACTCCAGTTGCACCAGTTGCGCCAGTTGATCCAGTCGCACCAGTTGCTCCAGTAGCTCCAGTCGCACCAGTAGATCCAGTAGCGCCAGTTAATCCAGTTGCACCAGTCGCTCCAGTTGCACCAGTAGCACCAGATCCAGTCGCGCCAGTTGCGCCAGTTAATCCAGTCGCACCAGTAGCTCCAGTTGCACCAGTTGCTCCTACTGGCCCAGTAGCTCCAGTCGCGCCAAAGCAATCTAAATTTGCTGGTGCGCCAACAGCTTGAAATAAACTATTTATTTCTGAACCTACTGGATTAAAATTGTTATTAACTCCTGGAATTGTAAAAGATTTAGTAGACATTACATAAGGTGGATCTACAGTTCCATCATTAACTAATCTAAATTGAGCTTCATTTTGAGCAGAACTTAAATCAATTGTATCAATTGAAATTGTTTTATTGTTTTTATTTATAAGAATAGATGATTTATTAGATTCTGTTAATAATTGAATTCCTTGATCGTTTGGATTTAATAACTCTAAAACAGCTGTTGCACTATCTGTTGCTAATCCAGCTGTGTAACCAGCGTTTCCGCTTGCGTTATTTAAAAATATTTCATTTTTATTTGAATCTGTATATACTTGTATATAGTTTGGACTATCTTTGTATTGTAGTTCTACTAAGTTTACTGGGCAATTATCTGTGCCTAAATTTAAAACATTTCCACTTTGTTGGTAACTTGCCCAACATTCATTGCTAAGATCTTGGATGAATTTAATTATTGCCATAAATTTTATTTTAGGTTGGAGCAGAGATTGCCAAAGTTACCACAGTCATTTCGTACGGTGCAAAAGGACAGGCCCCAGCAGGAGGATTATGACAGCTTCCGCATTTATAAGGCGTAGAATTAGAAGCGCTTCCTCTTGCATAATATATGGAGGCCGAGTCATAGCTTCCGCAACTTGTAACGCTATTTCCATATGTTATTTTCGCTGTGCCTCCAGGGACGACATAAAAAGTAGTACTACCTGCATACCCTATACCTCCAATTGTAGTTCTATTACCTCCAGATAAAATTACGCCGTCATATTCTGCTAACATGTAGTCGTCTGCGGCAGATCCAACAAATGTCACTGCAACGCCATCTCCACATTCTTGATATCCTTCATAGCATGATAATGGATTACCACCATGAAGCCCAAAACTTTCAGCGCAATTTTGTTTTCTGTCGTCCCCGACACTACTAGCAAAATAATTATCAACTTCTGCTTGATTGTCGAATATTGTTAAATGAGATTTGCATCCAAGTACTGGATAAGTACACTCACATCCTGGACAAGCATCGTCACATTCCTTGCTAGCTAGAATAGAGCCTTCTGGAGCACAAATATTGTCACATTCAGTATAGCATGACATGCATTTTATAGTTTGTCCAAAATTTAAACATGATGAATCTGTAACACTCAAGTTAATTACATTATAAGTGCATAATTCATTTGCATTTTCAATAAAATCTCTATAATAAGTACCAACTCTTTTTATATTACTATTTGTGGCTTCCATACATGAGCAATTTATACCTGTATAAAATCTTAATTTAGCTCTAGATAAAGAGCCATTATCTACTTCAACGAAATCTTGAATATAAAGCCTCCAAGTTCCGTTTGCTTCATTTGCTTCCATATTAGAAAATATAGATAAATTAGTTGAATAAGAATTTATGGCAGTATTTGGAAGATTAGCGTGTGCTGTAAAAGTTGAATCACCTCCTGCAGAATTTGGTCTATAAGTGCCAGCACTATGTCCGTCCCACAAAGAAGCTGCGTCTTTATCAAAAATTACATTTATATTATCTGCAAAAGTCCCACCGCCTATGAAACTAGCAATTAAAACGCCAACGCCCAATGGAGAAATTAAAACCATTGCTACGTCTCCAGGATACATGTGAGTATAACCTTCTAACTCTAAACTTACTTTCCATATCTTGCTGTTAATGTTATTTACATTAAAAGTTATTGGATAAACAGAAGCAGCGCCATCTTCAATTAAAATATTTTGTTGAGAAGAAGTATAACTTAAATAAACTTCTGTAGGCGTTGGTGTTGGCGTAGGCGTAGGTGTTGGCGTAGGTGTTGGCGTAGGTGTTGGAGT